GGCTAAATCCGTTGGCGGCGACGTAATCGCAAATCCAACGGTAGACCTCCATCTGGCGGTTGGTAACAGGCAACTCCGAAAGCGTTCTCATAGGCCCTCCTTGGCGGCTGCTAGTTTTTTACGGGTGCGTTCAAATGCTTCGGCGTCCGCCCCTGCAAATGCTCTCGGTGGCGGCGCGCCTCCAAAATCGCCCTTGCGATCATCAGGCCGGTCGTCGTACTCGCCGCCGTTGCACAGCGTCACGAAGTCGGGCCCGCAAAACTGCCCGAGCGAAACTGGCGTCTTGAAGAAACGGCAGCGAGGAAGCCGCTCAATGGCGGTCACCGCCTCGGCCAGCCATCCGTCCTGCGCCAGCCGCTCGACGGCCTTGGGGTGGGGGTTAACTGGTTTCCACGTCTTCCCGGCCCCTGCGTTCCATGCCTTGCGCAGCGCTTGCCATGCCGCCTTGTCGAATCCCTCGCGCGGAAGAGGAGGAATACTCTTATTCTTCTCTTCTTCTTCTCTGGTCCGGTTTCTGTCCGGTTGAGACCCGGACAAAATCTGGACATCACTAGGACGGCCCCTTTCTGCGGCCTTCCGTTTGGCGTCAAGTGCCCTAGATTTAGCGGTGTCGCTGCAATGCCGGTCGAAACGCGGGAAGCTCAGCCCCTCGCCTGTTTCGACCAGCCAGCCCACCCTGACAAGGGCGGCACCGAATCCATCGCACCTAGCCAAACGGTCCACCCACCGCAAGCCGACGCCGTCTGCGTGGCCGTCGTGGGTGTGACGATCTGCCCATGACCAAAGCCGGAAGAGCTTGCCAATGACGGCGTCGTCGTCGAGGGAGACAATGTCGGCCAGGCGGATGACGGCAGGGTCGTCCGCAAGGTCGTGCCGCATTTTGAGCCACTCACCGGCCATCAGTTCCTCCGTCCAACTCCAAAACTGGCCGCAGCGCCGAGCGCGGAACAAACCACGCCGGTCGTCGCCCGTGCGGATCGCGTCGCCACTCTGGCCTCTTGGCCTCGCCGTACGTCATCCACCCGGCGAGCTCGACCACGCACTCGCGCGGCTCGTCCCCTGCGGCATTCTTGTTCACAACCGCGAGCACCACGGGCCGCGGGTCGGGATCGTCGTCCCTGACAATCAGCGACTGGCCGGGCTCGTCAGAGTCGACCGATCGCACGTCCAGGCCGTGAGCGTCTGGCAGTTCATGGAACGTGTCGGCAGTCGGCTGGTAGGGCTTGCCGAGAAACTTGGCGACGGCGGCCTCGGCCACCGCTCCGCGAACGTCGTGGGCCAGCCGCTCAAACAGGCTGCGGCCGGTCTGGTTACGCGATGCCGTCCGCTGGTCGCGGATGCTCGCGTGGAGCTTGTAGACCGCGTGAAACGCCGCGCGGGCAAACTCATTCGCGGACAGTTTGACGTATGTCATCTCGCACTCCATTGCGAATCGACCAATCAGACAATCGCGGGCGTCCTAGGCGTCTTCGTCCTCAACTGGGCCCAATCGCAATATGCGGCCTCGAACAACGCGGGCGACCTGTGCCCTAGGTGAAGCCGCCCGGCACCGGCCTGGGCCATCTCGCAGTGAGTCGCCCCCGAGCGCCTCAACCACTTTGACGAGCCGCCGAGGCCCTGCGAGTCGAGCAGCGTCCGCATGTGCCGCATTGCCATACGCTTGCCGCACGCCCAGCCGAGAATCCGTCCGTCGGGCGACGCGGCAAGCATCGCGTCGATCGCCGTGAGACAGGCTGGCGTGAGCGGCCTCGACAGCGGATCGCCGGTCTTCGACTGCGTCCACGCGAGCGTATCGCCGTCCAGGTTGTCGGCGGTGAACGACATCACGTCGCCAAACCGTGCCCCGCATTCGTAGGCCACGAGCACCCAGCAACGGAGGAAAGCCCCGAGGTCTGCGCCAGATCGCAGACGCTTTCCGTCGTGAACCTTCGTTGCGTCAATCAAGGCTCGCAATTGGTCGAGCGTCCATGCCTTAGTCGGTTTCTTGCGAGACTTGACGCGCATCACGCCGCGAGGGGCTTGGTCGATCATCCCGGTCTGGTAGGCCCAGCAATACAGCGTCAGAAGAATCGTCCGCTCGCTGCGTACGGTGGTCGACTGCTTTGTTTCCGAAATCGACCGGAGGTAGGCGTTCACGCGGTCGACCGTGACCTCGCCGCACCGGGCAGCGATGCGCGTCACGTTGTCGGCGTAGACCTTTGAGACGATCCGCTCGCCAAGGTATGCCTTGGCGATGCGGCTAAACGTCATGATCGTGGGCTTTTTCATCTGTCCGTCCTTGTGTATTGGCCCCGTGACGTGGGGCGTCCGGTTGCGCCTTAGCGGGGGAGAGCCGCCTATAGCAACGACTCGTTACAACGCCACGCGGCCTGGGCGGCGGATGCGGCCGTGAATCGGCAGCCGCTGCGGCAACCGCGTGCCGGTGGTGTATCTACCTCCCCATCCGTTCAAGTCGCGTCCAACGATCCTGCTCGCGCTGGATCGCCTCGCGATCGCGGCGCGTAGTGTTGGCCCCGCAGTCCACGACGAACGGGAGCGGCTGCTCCTCAATCGCCTTGGCAATGTCGGTCGTGAAGGTCGCCCGCTCGGCGGCCTCCTCGGCAAGTTCGCGGGCCACGTCGTTAATCCGCCGGTTGTGTTCGCGCCGGTCGCGCATCGGGTCGTTGGTCATGCCGTCTCCTTTGCAAGCAGGGTGTCGAGCTTCGCGTGAATCGCCTTGCAGATTTCGGCGTGGTCATCCTCGGTAAACGTGCCGTCGCCGAGGCGTTCGTCCGCCGTGGTCCGCAGCGCCTCCAGCCGGTCGACCGTGGTCGCACGGGCGACGGCGGCGCGGGCCTTCTGGATCGCAGTGGGCTCCAGCGCCACTTGGACGGCCGCGGGTGTCGGCGGCTCGAACGTGGCGACGTGGTGGACTTCGATCCCGTTGCCCGCGAGCGTCGCCTTGGGGCGGGCCGTGGCGGGCTCTGCCGTCGGGTAGTCCTGCGCCTCCTCGGCCGTGATCAACCCACGCAAGGCGTCGGCAAAGGCGTTGCGAAGAGCAAAGCCACGAGCCCGCAGGGCAAGCATTCTGGCTGGGTAGGCACTCCACGGGCCGCTCTTGCCAGCCAGCCCGGCACGCTTGGCGTCGGCCATGCTGAACCGGCTAACGGTCGGGGCCGGGTAGCCTCGACGCTTCGCCTCGCAAACCGCCGTCAGGTTGTCGCCGTCGCCCTCGGTGTATTCGCGGACGTACTCGCAAACGGGCGAGGCTTGCACTAGGGCGAGCGCGGCGTCGCCCCAAATCGTCGGCCTGCCGTTGATGACGGCGATCGACTGGAGCGATTGCATCGGGGAAAGGCCGACCTCGCTGCCATGCTGGATCGCGAGCAAGCAGGATTCCGGCTTGCCCTTGAAGTCCTTTGGGGCAAAGTCGCTCGCTGCGACCATCTTGGAAAACCGGAAAGCATCGTCAAACGAGGCGAGAGCCAACCCTCTCGCGGGTGCCGTGTTAGTGGAAATCTCCGTCGTCATCGTCGCGTCCTTTCGTCCTTGTGAAATGCCCGCCTTGGCGTCATGCGTCAGCGGGTGAACCATCCCTCCCTGGTCTCGGCGTCTCCGACGCCTCTCCTAGTGCGTGATGTCGGCCGTGCTGACGTAGACCCAGCCGCCGTCGAGCTTGATGCAGACGCGGCCGTCGTCGGCGATCCATTCGACGTTGCCGCTCCAGCGCTTGCCGCCGCTGACGCCAGAGATGAAATCGCCAACCGCGAGGTCGTGCGTCTGCCTCGGTGCGGGCGTCTGCTCCGCGATCCCGGTGGCGGCGGCGAGGTATTCGTTGTGATGCGCGTCCATGTGATTCCTTTCGTGATGGAGTGGCGAACTATACAACCGATCAGTTAGTGGTCAAGGGATCAGACCGACAAAATGGGGGGACTTGAAACCGCGTACAGTGGCCGGGCGTCTGTGCCGGTATCGGTAAATGCGGCCAGCAACATACCGATAGCGGTAAAGAAGTCAACCAAAAAGATTGGAGGCCAGCCGAATCGCGGTGTCGATGCCGCAGGCGACAGCCTGAGCAAGGTCCGAGTCGGTGCCGAGCTCCTGGCCGAGTCGGACCATGAGCAGTTGTTCGAGGAGCCGGTTCCAGATTCGCCGCATGGCTTGCACCCCGTTGCGTCTAAGGAAAAAAAGTTGCCACCCGTTTCGCGGCTTGCGGCTGGCCGGGTGGCCCCACCTTGTGGTCGGTTAGGCGATCCCGCAGGCCGTCTCGATCATGCAGCGGATGGCGTCGGTCTTGTACGCGGCAACAGCCGCCTCGGCCGTGGCGAACCGCTTGCCCATTCCGCGCCAGGCGCGGTTCATGGCGTTCTGGACGACAACCTGAACGTAGCTCGTCGCACCACGGCAGACGACAACCAACGCCGAATGCTTGCCGCACTGCAACTCGACGTAGAGGTATTCGTTGCCGAGGGCAGTCTGGCGGCTGGTGTCGGTGATCATGGCGTTCATCGTTTCGTCTCCCGTTTGCGTGCTGGCGAGTCTCATTCGCTCGCCATGCCCCTAGTTTACCGGTATCGGTAAAGATGTCAACAGGGCTTTACGGATTTTTTTGGGAAGGGAAGGAACTGCCGGAAATCAGCGGCTTTTCCGCCGCTTGTGCTTGGGCTTTGGCGTGGACGCCTTGGCGGCCTCGGCCTTCCTGACGTTGGAATGGGGGGCAAGCTCTGCCCGCATGGCCCGGCAGCCCTCAACGCTGACCATCCAGGCCCGTTCGTTGGCCTTGAAGCCTTGCAGGCGGCCCTCACGCAGCCGCAGGCGAATAAGCCCATCAGTGCAGCCCGCAATCTCAACGGCTTCCTCGACCGAGCACCACTTCCCGTCTGGGGTCATCGTTACCATGCTCCAACTTTACCGGCAGCGGTAGGCAAGTCAAACGACGGCGGACTGGAGATTTCTAATCCTCCACCGTTTCTTGCCTCGCTCTGCCCGGCGGCCATACCATCGACTGCCGGGCAGAGTGTTAGCGGAGAGGGCGGGGCTTGAAGCCGCGTATACAGGTGAACAGTATGGTATGCTGCTCGGCACAACCAGGAGGCAGACGCCATGATAATGCGAGAGATTTTGGGTCGGTATGCAATCCTCCAAAACCTGAGCGACCGGACGGTGGAGCTTTACGGCCACACGCTCGATCGGTTTGCGGAGCACCTGGGGCACGAGCCGACGATCGACGACCTCGACGACCTCGTTGTCGCCGGATTCCTTCGGTGGCGGGCAGCCACGCCTAGGAAGCGTGGAAAGCCGTCTGCGGCCTCGGTGGCAAAAGACAAGTCGCAGTTGACCGCCCTTGCCAACTGGGCCGCCAAAAAGCGCCTAGAGCGGTCTGACGGGAAGCCGGTCGAGTTCCTATCGCTGCCGCGGTCGCGAAAGATTCGCCACGCCCCGCAGGCGTATACGGCCGACGAGGTTGCGCGTCTCATCCGGCTGGCAAAGACCCGCGTCGGGACCATCGACGGCAAGCCCGCCGCTTGGTGGTGGTCGACGTTGATCTACGCGGCGTGGTGTAGCGCGGAGCGCATAGGTGCCTTGCGCGAGCTACGCTGGAAGGACGTAGACCTCCAGGGCCGTACGCTCTTGTTCAGGGCTGAGACTAGGAAAGGGCGGTCGGCCGACATTCAGCGGGCCATAACGCCAGACCTCGCGGCGTCGCTCGCCCGGTTTGAGGGGCCGCCCGGCGAGCTTGTATGGCGTTGGGATCGCGCACACCATTCGCTCTGGCCTAGCCTCAAATTGCTCTGCCAACGAGCGGGCGTACGCGGGACAGGGTTCCACCGGCTGCGGAAAGCGTCAGCGTCTTACGTTGCCCTTGGTGGCGGTGATGCGACCGAGCACCTAGGGCACGCCTCGCCAGAGATGACGAGGGCTCACTACCTT